TCAATGTCCAAGAATATGCGTATTGCATCAACAACGTGTCTTGCACGTCGTCATAGAGTCGGTCTGCAACCTGTGCCTCATCAGTGCCTGTCGCAAATGATGATAGCGGGGCGGCACCTAGCATAATTAACGCATCAGAACATATCGATAGTTTGGTATCACCAGCCGCCATTGTGCTACTCCAAAATGGGTAAATGGGGCGACAAGCGCCGCCCCATCATTATTAGTCAGCGTCAGCGACTGATACAGCCGTGCCGTCTGATACATCAACAACACCAGAGGCGTTTGACAGAACAACAACGATAGACATTGTTGGTGTTGCGCTGTCGTAACAGAAAATCACGTCACCGACTGCCAGTGTATCGGCAAGGTCGTTGAAATAACCCGCTGTGTTAACAGTCGCAATCGCGTCTGCTGATGTGTAAGTGTACATGCTTGGTGCGTTGCCTTTTTTAGCGGCACCTAGCACGTTCCATCCTGCTGAAGAGAAAGCCATTTACAAATCTCCTTTCTATTCAGTCGCTGAGATTTTGACGATACCTTCGTCATCAATGGCAACTGCACCAGCAGAGAACATTGAAGAAACGAGGAACGACGTCTTCTCAGGAACGTAGTTGATTTCAGACTTTTGGTTCATGCCAATGCCCATACCGATTGCATCGCGGTGGAATGCGAAACAAGTGCGGGTTGATGGAAGAGGCAGGCCACCTTCATCACGATCACCTAGTGTGATGAACTTAAAGCCAAGGAACGTATCAATCTCACCTGTGGTAAGAGCCTTAACAGTCGCAAAATCTGAACTGGTAAGCTCTGTCTCATCAAGCAATGCTGACAAGCCGTTTGCGTGGATTAACATGCAACGACCTTCAGATGGTACGTTTTTGGTGTCGAGAGCCTTCTTAGCCGCAAGCAACTTAGCAAGGTTCATGTTTGTGCCAGCGCCACCAACTGTTGTAGCAACAGTCGAAGGTGACGATGCGGCATTCAGCGCGTCAATGACAAGCTGATCCATACGACGACCAATAGCATTACCGACAACCTGAACAAGCTCACGACGCTCATCAAAGTTGACTTTTTGCTGGTTGAAGATATCGCTATACTCTGCCGCAATGTAGTCTGACATTGTGGCTGTGACTTGTGAATAGGTCACGTTTAGCGGTGTTACGTCAGTTTGCGGAACGCGAACTGTTGCGGTGCCTTTTCCGATCTTCGGAAATTTCACCTGATTGCCTTCGACATTTGTACGCTCACGGGTTACGCCAGCCAGCTTGCGAGAAGCCTGATACGCCTGCTTAACCTCTGCATCGAACAACTGTACAAAAGCATTGGAAATGCCTACTGCCATTTTCCTAATCCTTTTTAAAAGTTAAAACACGATTTGACGCCTTACAGGTATCCTTGCGGGCTGTGGCTTGGGCATATACGCTACGCCCCCAAGCGGATCAACAGGTCGAAAACGATTGTCTGTCAAGGGGATTATATGCAAAAAGGCGGGAACTGTAAATAGCCCCCGCCCTTATGTTAGATTGCTGAGTATTGCTCAGTGCCATAAACTGTCTCAAACATCTTTTCGACCTTGGCACGATATGCTGGATCGCTTTGATATTCGGGCTTGCTGATCATTGATTGCAACTCTTCTTTAGATGGTGCGCCATCTACATTGCCAACATCAACCGGGATAGACTTGTCGCCGTAATAACTGCGGATCTTTTGCAAGGCTCTGATGCCCTGCGCTGTGCCGCCCATTATCTTAAACTCTTCAAAATCATCCTGACCCCAGACGCCTTTGTTAACTAGGCTCTGTGCCCATTGCGTCATAGACTTGATGGTCATGTCAGCATTAGCGCCTAGTTTCTCATACTCTTCTTTGTACGAAATCTCAGCCTGCTGAGTTTCGGCTCCAGCCATTTCGATAAACTTACCAGCCAACTGGTCAAACGCATCTTGGCTGATGCCATTATCTTTAGCCCAGTCGCGATAGGTGGAATAGAGTTCATCGTCCTCTGGAATGCCAGCATCCATAAAGACAGACTGATCATATTGATCTGGTGCCTTATGCTTGCCTTGAGAAAACTTTTTCTGCAATTCCGCATAAGCGCCTGCCATATCTTCGGCACTTTTGAATTTTTCAGGCAACCATTCAGGTCGCGTGTCTTCTCCATCGCCTGTCTCCACAGCCTGCGCATCTGTAGGCGCATCTGTATCTGGTTGCATGTGTGGTATAGTTTCTTCAGGTGCTTGCTGTTGGTTGTCGTCGCTCTCTATTTGAGCTTCGGCCAACAGGCCATCTGTTTCACTCATAGGTTTCTCGCTCTTTTCATTCGCCGCTCAATTTCCCTGACCAGACTATTCTGGCCTTCGCGAGCATAGCCGTGGCTGGCTTCTTCGCCGGGATACCACGTCGGTTGCTCTATCGTCAGCGATCTTAGATGAGTGAGCAGGCTTGCCCCATCGTCGCTGGCGAATACGCGCAGATAAAGGCGATCTATGTCATCTTTATCTACTTGTTTCTCTGTCAGTTCTGGGTTTGCAGACTGCAAACCTTCCCAACCATCTACTACCATTAAACCATTCCCTCTTGTGGTGCCGCGCCTTCAGCCGGGACAGCTTGTTGCTCGGCTTGCATTTGTGCCGCCTGCATCGCTTGTTCCATCATCTGCTGACGCTCTTGTGACGTTGTGCGTAGCTCGGCAGGTATCCCCATTTTGTCAGCCACATAATCAGATATGCTACCAGTGCGAACCGACATCTGACCTTCAGGCCCTAACGCGGCTGACATCTGCACCCATTGCATAATCTTTTCAATATCACCCATAGACTGGGCTTGGGCAATCGGGCTGACTGGCGTGACCTTAACCTCAAGGCCATTGACGCGCAATGGCATTTCAATCAGGCCTTGTTCATCCATCACATACAAAATGCGACTAATTAGCGGCACCATAGTTTCTGTTATAAGACGACCGAAAGCACTTCCCAGATTTGTAGACAGCTCACGCATTCTTTCAGATATCTCTGTCGCTGATCGGGCTGACATATTGTCGGGCGGCAACGTATCATCTAGCAGGATCTTTTTAATGTTCATGCGCAGATCGTTAATGATAATCTGGCTGACATTAAAATCACCAGATCGTGGCAACTGCCGCAGGCTTTCGCCTTGTGGGCCACCATTACGCGCAACAGGAATAATAGCACCCGGCGCAATGCGGATTGTCTGTGGGTTCAGAACGCCATCGTCAGCCGCAGTGTAAACGCCAGCAATCGACAGGCTGGCATTCTTCAGCAACAGCTCTAGGGTTTTGTTCAGCGTCTTGATATCAGGTATAGCAGTGACCAACGGCCCACGTCCATACACCTCACCAGCCACCTTCATATATCGCGCCACGATCCAAGGGCTGGATTTCATATAGCGCTTTAATAGCTCGGCTTTACCTTCAGCCCAGATGACATGATAACAGTATTCGCCGCGATCAGCGTCGTATAACGTTGCCTCGATAAGATCCACCTCTTCGGTAGGCTTCTCATCGATCATGCGTTGCAGGCGGTCAGGAATATCTGCGTCCTGCCAGTGCTGTGTTATGGCCTCGCCCTTCAGGCGCATCCGGCGATACACATTATCGACCTTGCCGTGCGCACCCTCTTCGATGCTCACAAGGTATTGCGGCACCGCAGTAAAACGCACTGGCGTTGTTTCATCGCCGGGCTGTACTAGCATGACAGCCGTGCCGACGGCTAGATCCAGCAAAAACTCACCCATAGCCAGATCAAAGTTAGACTGGCGCAGAACGCTAAACATCGTTGTGGCGTAAAGATCCAACGCTGACTGCGCTTCCACCTTTCGATCTTCTGGGATTTCGACGCCCGGCTCTAGGCGGCACCAGTTTGCATAGGGTGGAAACAGGCCAGACTGAATGCGGTTAGCAAAGCGCTGAACAGCGTTGATAGCTGTACTGTCAAACACGCGCACCATTTTGTTCTGGCCGGGTGAGCCACCGCCCTCATAATAGCCGTCATACAGGTTGCGCTGTGGCAGACCAAATTCATAACAGTCTTCATAAATCTGACGCCAGTTATCTTTGCGACGCTGTGCGGCGTCGTGCCGCTTCAGGATCTGTTCAACGCTATACCTCATGCCTTTTTATTCCTTTTCGCAAAGTTACGCGCAGACTCTTTAGACCTAAAGCCCCACGCATTCAACGCCTTAGCTAGCCTTGTTTTAGATCCATCTGGCTTTTCCATAGGCCCTGCCATGCCGCCGAACCTACCAGCAAAACTAACCCGGCGCGGATTAGTGCCAGTCTTTACAGGGCGTTTTAGATTGCCGCCCTCTTTACTTTCGTAATAACGACGGCCTTTTTCATTCAACCCACCACTAGGATTCTGGTGTTCTTTCCTAGCCACGCGCCGCCCTCATGTTGTCAATCAGGTTGGGGTATGGACGACCAGCTTTTTTAGCGGCGCGCATAGCGGAACGCTTTTGCGCAGATGACAAGCCCTTTGGCTTGCCTAAACTTTTCGGTCGTTTCTTGTCCCAGACTTCTTTTTTCTTATTCATTTCTTTTTACCGCCTTTTTTGGTGTAACCCATATCAGCCTCCCAATGTATCTGCTGTAAACCTGTCACCGCTAAGCAGTGACCTAGAACCTAATCGACGCATACCCGCTAAACGACGGCGTCGGTTTTCTTCTTCAATCTGTTGAGCTAACGCTGACCTGCGAACTGTAGCTGGCGCGGCAGGGGCAGGGGCATCCGGCGCGGATGGTGCATCAGGTGTGCCAATACCGCCAACAGCGCCTGCACCCATTTGTGGGCTGTCATCACCGCCAACACTAGCGGCCTGTTCACGCGGCCTGCCTGTATAAACGCCATTCTGGGTAACGCCTATCACCATACCGCTAGCATCGCGCACTGGTGTGCCGCCTCGTGCAATCTTGTCTGCGATATTGCTACGCATTGCATCGGCAAGGTTAGCGCCAATAGCCGCCAACGCAGATGGGATCATAGTCTTTGGCGCGGCAGATCTAGCCTGCAACTCCCTAATCGCGCTTGGGCGGTTGTTGCTGTCACTCATAGACTGAGTGCCTTGTGAGTAACCACGGCTGGCACTCATGCCAGCAGTTGCTCTACCGCCACCGCGACCTGTTGATCTTGC